TGGTCGTAGGCGGCTTCGATTTGCTCGGCAGTTGGCAGGGTGTCGCGCTCGGTACGCAGCACTTCCACGCCGGTATCTGACCTCTTGAACTCAAGGTTCAGCGTGTCGTAGCCGTAAAACCGCTGGTCCTGCGGATACATGCCGTCCAGCAGGCTACTGGTCTTTGGCACCGACAGCTCAATACCGCGCTCAGCAGCCATGCCAAGCCAGAACTCCACGCAGGCCCGGCCCTTTTCCGCGCTGTGCGAGTCGGGATAGGTGAAGTCCATGCCGAAGCAGGTGATTTTCTTTGCGCCCACCCAGATGGCGTAGGCCACGGCATAGGCTGCCGTGCTGTTGAAATAGGCCAGAGGGAACGCCGTCACCACTTCGGCCAGCGGGAACTCAGTCAACGCCGGGTAGGCTGGATGGGCCCGGCTGGTGACCACAGGGGTAGTCGTAGTCTTGAGCCAGTCGAGCATGCGGGCGATGTTCGAATCAGGCTTTGCGGCGGCGCGGATCTCCTGAATGCGAACATCGTCCATGTGAAAGATGCGGTCACAGGCGAACACGTCGCCCAGGGCGTTGATGCCCCAGGTTTCGTCGCAAAACGCCCGGCGCCCGCCGTAGCGCTTCGTCAATTCGAGGTATTGCCGCACCGAGGGGCCAAGGCCCAGGATAGCGATATGCATGTGTGATTCCTTCGCGGGGAGAAATTGGGCCGAAGCCCAAAGATCACGGATTGCTGACAGGAGCCAGCGACGGGTTGAACAGGATGGCCGAAGCCGCCACGCAGCCCACCGAAGTCACGCCGGTCTGCACCAGCAGCAACTGCACGTAGCGCTTCGTGCCCTTGTAGCCAACCCGCTTGAACACTTCTTTGGTCGTGCCCGCCGTGCGTGGCGTGGCCGCCAGCAGGGATGCGAGGGTTTCGGTGCCCAGCATGTCAGCATCGGCCACGCTGGTCATGGTGCCCGTCGCGTCGCCTTCCTTCATCACGGCGGTGACCACCGTGCCGGTCGTGGTCACGGAACCGTAGCCGATGACGAATTGGACGCCGCCGTAACCCTGGCGATCAATGACCGGGCCGGTTTTGGTGGCGTTCGCGCCGATGGCCGCTGGGATGATGGCCAGCACCTGTTTCACATTGCTGTGCATGTCGTTGTTGCTCATGATGTTTCCTTTCAGAATTTGGGTTTGAAGACAGGCCGGCGGTTAGGCCGGCCCGGTCAATCAGGTCGAGAACTTGAGGAACTTCACGGCCTCGAAATTCACGGCGCCGCCGCCCGTGCGCTTCGTGCTGTAGAACACGACGTAGGGCTTCGCGGTGAACGGGTCGCGCAGCGTGCGGATGCCCATGCGGTCAACGATCTGGTAGGCCTGGCGGAAGTCGCCAAACGCCAGAGACAGCGAGCCGTTTGCCAGCGTTGGCATGTACTCGTCAACGCGAACCGGGTAGCCCATCAGCCGCTCCGGCGAACCCACTTGCATGCCGGGCTCCCACAGATAGCGGTTGGTGGTGCTTTCCTTCAGCAGACGGGCAGCGGTGCGCACCGAACGACGCATCAGGAACTGTGCATTCGGCAGGTACTGGTCCTTGAACGCACCGATCAGGCTCACCACCGGGTACGGATTGAGTACAAGGCCACGACCACGGAGACGGACTACGGCCGCCCGGTCATCACATGGACCACGCTGACGACGACATGGGCCAATGTGCAGGACTCGCTTCCCAGCAAGACCGAGACGCAGAGCCCCGAGATCCAGATTGCCGAGCGTCCCGCCCGGGTGCGGATGCGCTACGACTCCCGCATCACGTCAGACATGCGGCTGATCTATGTTGACCGTGGCGGCCGGATCATGAAGATCATGGGGCCTCCGGCAGAGCTGGGGCGCAAAGAGGGAATCGAGTTCATGGTGTCTGAATTCAGCACCGAGGGCGATGGTCCATGAGTAATGTGCACGTCAAGGGGCTGGATGAGTTGAGCAAGTTCTTGGATGAACTTGTCCCGAAGATGCAGAAGAACATCATGCGCGGCGCGCTGCGGGCAGGAGCCGGGCCGATTCGGGACCAGGCCAAAGACAATGCACCCGAGCAAACCGGCGAGCTGAAAAAGGGCATCAAGATCAGCACGCGCTCAAAGGGTTCGACTGTCAGTGCGCGGGTTGCTGTGACCGGCAAACACGCCTTTGTGGCGCACTGGCTGGAGTTCACCGGAGCAGCACCGCACTGGATCAAGCCACGCGCGCGCAAGTCGCTGTTTCTGGCGGGTCTGGCGCGCGAAGTTGTCCACCATCCCGGGTTTCGGCCAAAGCCATTCATGCGGCCGGCACTTGACGCGCAGGCTACATCGGCTGTCGTAGCGACGGGTGAATACATCAAGCGGCGCCTGACAAAGCAGGGCCTGGACACGCAAGACATCGAGATCGGAGCCGCATGACAACCCCATGGACCATCACGCCAGAATGGCAAGGCCAGACCGTGGCCGTGTTCGCCAGCGGCCCCAGCATGAGCCAGCAGCTGGCCGACCAGCTGCGCGCCACCTGTGACCGCACCATTGCCGTCAATGGCACGCATGTTCTGGCCCCATGGGCAGACATGGCGGTCAGCCTGGAGCCGTATTGGCACCCCCAATACACCGGCTTTGCCGGCATGCGCGTCATCGGGGTGGATGTGCCTGAAATCGACGCCATGTACATCGGGCCGCGCTGGGAAACTGTCCATCTTGGCCCGGGCAACATCATTGAAATCCGCAACAGCGGCGTCACCGCGGTGCGTGTTGCTGCGCTCATGGGCGCCGCGCGCATCGTGCTGGCCGGGTTTGACTACCCGTACAGGACGGGCCACTTTTACGACGACGAGGTTGATACAGGCCAATACCCCGGACTGCCGCAAGCCATGGACGCGCTGGTGGCCGAATTGCGCGCGGCTGGTGTGGTGGTGGACTTTGCCGAAGTTGCCACAGAGGAAGACGGCCAATGAGTGGAGCGGTATCAGCCATCTACCATCTGCTGGCGAACAACTCGAGCCTCATAGCAGTGGTGCCCGCCGCGCGGATCATGGCCGGGCCCTTGCCTCAAGGCACGGCAGCGCCGGCTATCGCCATCACGCATATCAGCGCCATGCCGCGCAACCAGGTCACTACCACCAGCGAACTGTTTTTCGACGCTCGCATTCAGGTCACCGTGCTGGCCAAAAGCTACGCGGTCCAACGCCAGGCGCTCAAGCTGGTGCGCGCGGCCGTATCGCGCAAGCCCGGCACCGTCAACAGCGTCAAGGTGGACGCCATCCTGCCCGATGTGGAGGGGCCAGATTTTGACAACACCGCAGGCCTCTTTATGGGGTCTCAAGACTTTGTAGTGACCTACAGCGAGTAGGCCAGAACAGCATCAGCAGCAACCGCCCTTGAGGCGGTTTTTTTGCGCCCGTTTTCGTCGAAGGACGAAAGCCCGCCCGCCGCGATTCCCGCTGGTGGGCTTTTTTTTGACACGAAAGGAAATCAATCATGACTGAAAGAACAGTTTTGCAAACGATGACTGGCGCCACGCTGGCCATCAGCGCCAGCTTGCCGGCAACCTACAACGCCGCAGGCTACGGCGCAACCGGCATGTCGTACACATCCATTGGCTCCGTCGAAAATTTCGGCGAGCATGGCGGCTCGGCCTCCGTCTCTGAATTTGTGGCGGTGGGTGACGGCGTGGTCCAGAAGTTCAAGGGCTCCAAGAACTACGGCTCCATGGCACTCATGCTGGGCCAGATTTCGAGCGACACCGGCCAGGACCTGGTTGACACCGCGTTCGAGTCGCAAAACCGCTACAGCGTCAAGCTCACCTACGCGCTGGGAACGGGTGAGGCTACTGGCGAAATCCACTACTTGGATGTGCTGGTGACCCGTCGCACCTGGCAGGACGGAAGCGCAAACGACGTGCGCAAGCTGGCCGTCACGTTTGAGCTGTGCCGCGCCCCTGTGGTCGTCGCCGCTACCTGATCCCCCGGGCCGCAAGGCCCGCCCCGAGCACCGGCCCTGGCTGCTGTCGCTTCCTTCGCGGGGAGCGCGGTGGCTGGGGCGCGGGCATTTTCTGCAACTCCCCCGCGAAAGAAACCACCCATGAAAGTCAAAACCCTGGCGGTTGAAGAAACCGGCTTCATGCACGTCAAGAACGTGCACGGCGAATTGCTGCACGACGGCGGCAAGCCCGTTGGCATCACCTTCTACGGCCCCGGCACCAAGATCTACGCCAATGCCCTGGCGGCCAAGCAAAACCGCATCATGGAGCGCATCCGCAAGCGCGAGAAAGACGCTCCGCACACTGCCGCCGATGCCGATGCCGACACGGCCGACAACGTGGCGTTTCTGGTGGAAGTGACCAAGCAATTCCACCACATTGAAGACGACGCGCCAGACGGCACACCGCTGGCCGGCGCTGATCTGTTCCGCTCGGTCTACAGCAGCCAGCCGCTGGGCTTTATTGCCGAGCAGGGCACCCGGTTCCTTTCGAGCTGGGCAAATTTCAAGCAGGCCTCCTCGACGAACTAGGGCTTTACGTCAGGCACAGCGCCTGGCTCCACGCCTTGCCGCACGCGGTGGGTGAGAGCCGGGCCCCGCCCGTGTCGCGCCTCAAGCGCCAGCGGGATGCGCGGTCAGCCCCGAACTGGCAACCACCCATGCCGCCTGTGCAGGCTGGTCACCACCTCCTGGGCTACCTCTGGGAGATTGGGCCCACCATGCCGGCCG